CTGTTAGGTCAACCTCCCTTACCAGTACTCCAGGAGATAATTGAGGAGTCGCCATGTTTTGTTCTCCGTGTTCTCAGTTTATCTGAAAATATTTATTAAATAGCATGTTTTCACAGGGGAAACATGACGTGAATTACCAGTCTGGATAATTCCAATCTGCAAATGAATCCTTTTTCTTCTTAGTACCAACTACTCTTTTAATTGTACATTCTTTGCACTCATAAGAATATGAAGATGCAACAGGGCCTCTATCTTTTCTTGTTCGATAAAATTCTTCTACTAAATTTTTTATTTCACCACAACTTCTACACTTCCTATCCAATAAAAGTAAATGACCTAACTTTATTTGACCATCTAAATCCATTAGCGATAATCCCACATATATGACATATCACCATACTCACCAATTGATGCATTAGACCAACGATCTCCTTGAGCATCAACAAAACTACCATCATTCAAACCATCATCCATAAAACCAAAAGGAGCCATGTCTTGCTCAATTTGATTCTTCTGTTCCTCATATAATCTCTTACGAACATCCTGGTCGGTTAGTTCCTTAAAGTAATCCATTTGAACTAACCAGGCATAGATAACAAGACACATTGCCAAGTCATCATTACATCCTTCTTCTGCCTCAAATGAGTTATGCTTTGAAATAAAGGTTGTCAACTCAGAAATAATCTCATAGTCATTGAAGATAAGTTTATCTTCTTCGATAAGAGTTTTAAGATTAAGTGATCCAACTTTCTTAACGGTCTTTGACATCTTGACGCCTAATTGGGTCTTCTTACCTGAAAATCCCTGACCAACAATCTGACCTGCCCTGCCTCTCATGGAGCACATCAATAGATTTTGATACTCTAAATCATACTGCAAAATACTTGCAACTTGATCTCCAATATCATTTACTTCGCATAAAATAAATGAACTATTATAACTCTTTGCTACTTCATAAATTATATTTGGAAATAACATCGGTTTGATGTCATTATTTCTATATTTTGCTACAACTCTATGAGGAAATTCTGTAATGTCAACAACTACAAATGCAGAGTAATCCTCTCCAACTCCTCTTGCAACATCAACTGTCATTACATAGTCATGATTTTCTTTTGAAGGTTCGTATACATCTAATCCAGCATTTTTAGTTTTTGGATTATCGTATACTAAAGTTCTTAATTTACTAGGAGCAATCAAAGTATCAACTGATCCTAAGAACTCACATTCAAACTCAACTTTAAATTGCTGCTCAGAGGTGTTTGCGATCGTTTGTTCTTTCCAAACTTCATCTCTACCTGGGACTTCACTCCAGTGAACGTCTGTTGGAATATATTCATTCTTACTTCTCTCCGCATCATGCCACATGCGGTAGAAGTGATTCATTCCATGTGGCGTAGAACGACATACCTCGGAAGCACTTGCAGACGTAGAAGCTGCCAATATCTTACTGCCATTCTCTAACTCCAGTGATCCTTTGTTCCATGATACGATACCTTGTTGCATCCACTTGGGCAAGTTTTCATATGCAGTTTGTAACCTTCCAAGTAGTTCTCTTGCGGTTGCTGCTTTGTTTGCCAGAATACCAATGTTAACGCTGTCATTGAATACAGCATAATGCAAAAGGTAAGATACAACTGTAGTCGATTTACCAGTTTGTCGTGGCATCTTACAGATATTAAATCTGTTCTCATGGAAGTTATTAATTAACTTCTCTTGAAAGTGATATGGGTGAAATTGAGTCAATCCTTCATCAAGAGAAACAATCTTGATGTAGTTGTTTGCAAAATAAACAGGATCTTCCTTACATTTCATAAACTCAAGAATTTGTTCTTGAGTAAACTCAATGGCAGTATTTGCTTTTTTTAGATTAGGATTACC